GGTCAGCAGGGAAGTCCAGGATTATTATCTCAAATTGCAGGACCAGTGGCTGGAGCTGCAGCAAATGCTTTATTTGCTTGCGATATGAGATTGAAGCATGATGTTGATTGTTTGACAGATATGAATTTAGTAAAAGATGACTTAGCCGATGTAGCTTACTTCGTAAAAGAACTACAAGATAGTTAGAGCAAAGAATAGTTAATTTAAAATATTTATAACAAGATTTATTAGAAGGTAAGAAAATGCCAGCAGCTGCAGCGATACCATTAGCAGGAAAATTACTTCCTTTTCTTTTAAAAGCAGGTAGTGCCTCTAAATTACCACTACTATTAAGAAGTGCAGGTATCCTCGGTGGTGCTGCCCCAGGTTTGATGAGAGGTGATTTAGGGAGTGCAATTACAGGAGGAGCAATAGGTGGAATATCTACTTTAGGTTTAGGTGGACCTCTTAGAGGTGCTACACAATTAGCTAAAGGTGCAATTAAAAATCAAATGTTACCACAAGCACTGGGAACAGGTTTGAGAATAGGAGCAGGTGTTGGTATTCCAGCAGCTGCAGGTTTAACTGTCGGTAGATTAGCTGGAGGTGGTATAGGAGGAGGAGCTGGTAATCTTGGTAGAGGTGCATTAAGTTTAGGTGGATATGGATTAACAGGAGGAGAAGGAATGGGAGTTGGTGGTACTCCACTACCTCCAGGAATGAGTCCGTATGGAGGAATATCTCCTATGGGTGATCCTTTAAGTGTACTAAGTCCTTTAGGTTTAGATGCAGGTAGAAGATTAAGATCAGTTAAAGATGCTGAGACATTGAGAGATGCCACAAATATACTTCTTCCTACAGTCAGGAAGTTCTCTGAACAGGCTAAGAGAGATGATTTTGCTAGAGATATGGCTAGTGCTGGTATAAAACAGAATATTCTTACAAATGCAGCTCTTACTGAAAATATGCAGAGAGCTGGACTTAACATGGGAATGAATGCTGCACAGCAAGCTGGGCAGGCTCTAACTGCAAGATACAATTATTAATTATGTCAAAGCATACATTATCTGGAACTGATCTCTCAAGTGGTACAAGAGTGAATCAAATTTTTGAGATTAATGACGAAAATGACAACGTAAAAAGACCTAAAAATTTCAAAACTCTTAAAGACATCAAAGATTTCTATGGAGTTGGATTAGATACTCCTTTAGCTGATTTTGATGGTATTACTCTTAATCAATTAAAAAACGAAATTGGTCATTCACAGTTACCAGAAGATACTGAATTTTATCAGGGTGGTTTTTTAGATCCTACAAAAAAAGGAACAGTATTAGATAAAGATAGACCAAAAAATGTATTAAGACCTTTAGCAAGTTTTGCGGATTTAATACTACGTGATACTACTGATTTTGATAAATTAGGTAATTTAGGAGAAGGTCGCTATAGTGATATTTCAAAAACAATAGATCAAGATGATTTATCAAAATATTTATTACCTAGTGCATTTCAAAAAAAAGCTGAGAATGTTTTAGATACAGCCTTTCCAAAAGAATTACCTTCTCAAGACGAAATTACTAAGGAGTCAATAAAATTAGAGACAGATAGAAGAGAAGTTTTTGATCAGCTAGATAAAAAGAAGAGAAGAGAACAGGCAATAGAAACTTTAGTTACAAATACAGCATCTATACCTGTTTACACAAGGTTATTAGAGGATGCAGCTAAAAGAAGATTAGAACTAGATAAGGCAATGTTAGGTGCTAGAGAAATGATGCCATCTAATATTCAAAATATAATGTTATCAAAACAAGCACAACAACAAATGGCATCTTCTGCTTTTGCAGAGGAAGCTAAAGCTTTAGCTGCACAGCAAGATGCTGCTACAAGATTTGCAGGTCTTGGAATGGAGCGTCGATTTGGCTAATCTAAAATAAAAGAGTTATGAGAGGTACAGCATCATGATGGGAGGAGGATCCCCACCACCACCACAGATAATATATCCACCAGCTGCTCCACCACCAGCTCCTACTACGCAGGTTCCAACTCAAGCTCTTGCTAGTCAATCCGCTTTGAATGAAGTAAGTGGAAAACAGCAAAGGTTGAATATGGAGTTAGGTGCTCAATTGGATAGAACTAATGCAGAATTCTTTACTGGTCAGGATATCCGTCGTGGTCAGGCTGCTGCTGCCGAAGATCGGTTGACTGTTTCTAAAACAGCGGAAGAAAATCGTTCTCTTCAAAGAACTGCTGGTCAAGAGGCTCGTGCCCAGACTGCAGAAACTGGTTTACAGTACAGAAGAGGATTAGAGACAGCAGGAGAACAAGATAGAGCATTAACAAGAGAGACAGGTAAGGAACAGAGAACAACAGACTTGCAAAGAGAGATGTTCCGTCGCTATAAAGAGAATAGAGATTTCGAACAGGCTCAGAGCCAATACAGAACATGAAGAAATGGATTCAGACTTTATCTAACAAAGATCGTGAATCCTTTCTTGAATTTTGTAAAAAAGCATCAAGTCCAATACAAATATATTTATTTTCCCGTTTTTTAGGTTTTCAAGGGACAGTTGTGGAATGCAACGAATGGTCTATGAAAGAATTTAAAAAAAGAAATTTTAACGTAGTTTTAGAATCTGAAATAGATAATATGCAGATTGATATAAATAAATTACGTGATGCAATTGATATGGGAATTGTTAAACAGGATATGGGTGCAGCAAGAATAGCGATGCTTCAAAAAGAATTACGTGGAGCTATAAAACAAATAGAAGATAAGAAGATTTTACAAGATAAACAAGGCTTGATTTTAGCTGGTGCTGATAGAGCACTACGGGAGATGTTATCTATCTTCAGAGATGATCCTATCGAAGGACCTTTGCAAGAAGCATCAATGGGAGTATGGACAAAAATTCTTCAGGAAGAATCTTAAGCAAAAGTACGCTAAGCTACGTTTATGGCAGGTACAAGTATTTACAGCGTCTACAGGCGTACAGCCAGGGCAGCTGCAAAACAACAAGTAGTTAAGAAAACTTCTAATGTTGATATAGAAAAAGCTCGAAAAAATTTTGCATATTTTTGTGATGTTGTAGGGGGAAAACCTCCTGCGAAACACCACCTTGAGTGGCACAAATATTTATGCACAGGAGATGATAGTGAATGTCTTAAGAGTATTGCTGGTCCTAATATTGACATACTGGCTCCTAGAGGATCTGCTAAATCTACCGTATTAGGCTTATATACAGCATGGTCTATTGGCATACATGCTTTAAACAAAATGCCTTTAAAAATTTTATATATTTCATACACAGTCGATGTAGCTAGACCAAAGAGTGCAGCAATAAAAAGAATAATTGATGAAAGTAAAGTTTATAAAGAAATTTTTCCTACGGTAAAAATTGCTAAAGGAATAAATTCAAATGAATATTGGAGTATTGATTGGAAGTTTGCAGGTATAAAGTCTACTGGTGAAGAAGAGTTTACTGTTTGTTGTGCAGGATTAAAAGGTGCTGTTACATCAAAAAGATCTCATCTCTGCATAATTGATGACGCAATAAAAAGTGCCGATGATATTAAAAATAAAGATATTCGTCAAGCTATGGAAGATAACTGGAATGCTGTTATTGTTCCTACCATGTTTGAAGGTGCAAGAGCTATTTGTTTAGGAACTAGATTTAGACATGATGATATTCATAGTAGTACTTTTCTTCCTGCTAATGGATGGAAACAAATAGTACAATCTGCGATAACTGTAGATAAAGAAGGAGAAGAAATATCATACTGGCCTGACATGTGGTCTTTAGATTATCTAAGTCAAAGAAGAAGAATTGCTCCAATAGCTTTTAGTTTTCAATATCAGAATCAAGTTGTTCAAACTAGTGAATTGTCTTTATCTCCAGATTTAATTGTTAAAGGAACTATATCTACCGATTTTGATGCTTTAGGAGTTGGAGTAGATTTATCTGCTGGAGTTAGAGAAAGAAATGATTATACAGTTTTTGTTATGGGTGGGAGAGTAAAAGATAAAATTCATATTATAGATTGCAAACGAGTTAGGGTGATGGGAAATTTAGAAAAATTAGAACTTTTGATGGAAATGATGGAAGAGTGGGGAGTAATTATGAAAGATGGTAAAAACTATTTTCCTACAGGAACTTCACTTCATGTATGGTCTGAAGCAGTTGCATATCAAGCTTCTTTAGAAGCAGACTTTAAAAGAATTTGTCAAACAGAACAAGGTTTATACAATTTAATCTGGCATCCAGTAAAAGGTTTTCGTGGAGATAAAGTTGCAAGATTTCGTGGAATTATGGGACTTTTTGAACAAAGAAAAATTATTTTTAATAAGTATCGTAAGTTTGGTGCTCTTACAGATGAGATAGTTAATTTTGGAGTTAGCTCACATGATGATTGCGTAGATGCTTTAGTTTGGCTATGTAATGGGTTAATGACTCGTGGAAAACTTGAGTTAGAGTATTGAGGATTTAAACTAGAAGTACTAACAATGCCAGAACCAACTTTTTACAAACTTGAGCTTGAGCAAGATGCTTATGGTTCAGCTGTAATTTCTTTACCTGATGAGCTGTGTCATGACATGGCACTTCAACCAAATGAAAGGTTTGATGTTGAAGTTGAAGGAGATGTAATTACTTTGAAGCGTTTACATGCTGGTTATGTCATTGATCAATAGCAAAGGGATCTAATTAATGGAGAGTAATAGTAAAGCTGTTCTTGATGAAATGATTAAGTCCGTCATTACTCGTGACGGAAAAGGGTCAGCTGACACAATGCTGGTTAGTTCTCACTTATCCCAAATGAAGATGTTTGGTATAAGACAGGGAGTTGAGTTCTATCCACAACAAGATAATTTTGGAACGCAAAGATTTGATTTTATTCAGCAGGTTATAAAGTTTAATCAATTAGATGCAAGATTAGATGCAATATGGGATAGATTCTTAGCATATGGAAAAGGATTATTTTATATAAGACCTACTAAAAAATCTTATAGAATTTATTGGTTTAATAAAGATTCTTATAGGACATATTATTCTCCTGAAGGTGAGCTAGAGGAAGTCGTAATTATTTATCCATATAAGGTTAAATCTTCAAAGGGTTTTTCTGGAGTGGGATTAAATACAGATAAAAGATATATGAGATTAAAAATTACTGCTACAGAAATAGAAGAATATCATGCAGAACAAGAAATAAAGTTTGATCAGGAAAATACAAATTTTGCGACTTTTGATAAAAAAATTGTAGAAAACACGATGGAGTTTATTCCATGTGTAGAAGTGTTTAATAATCCTGACGCATTTGGAACTGATGGTTCAGGAGAGTTTGATTTTATTGCTAATCAAATTACTGCTCATGATGAGATGGTGAAAAATATAAGAGCAAACTTATCATTCTTTGGTAATCCAACTCTTCTATCATCTAGACCAAAACAAGACATTGTAGAAAGCGACTCTGAAACAGCACAAAGACCAAGTATATCCAGTCAATCAGGTTTTGCTTCGAATGTTGATTTATTTAGTTCTACTTATAAGCAGGATCCAATAACAAGACAACAGCCAGGATATGCAGGAAGACCAGGCAGTGGTATGAGAGTTCCTAGAGTTATTGCTAATTTAGAGCCATCTGACAGAGTAGGCTTTATAACTCCAAATGCTGTTAGTTCTGATCAAGCTAGATTCTCCGAACAACTTAGAAGTGAGATTAGATTGGCTCTTGGAGGAATAGATGATTTAAGTATCACTAATGTAACAGCTACAGAGATTAAATCTGCATACGGTCGTGTAAGTGCGACAGCTAAGAAAAAATGTTTACAGATTTACCAGTATGGAATTTGTAGAGTTTTTGAATTAATTATTTTTCAAGAAGAACAAATTTTCAGAAAATCCTTAGCTTTTACTTCAGGAATAAAATATCCACAATTACCAGAAAATGACGAAGATCCAAAAGCTTTAGAAAAGTACGAAAAGCAAAAAATTAAATATGAACAAAAACTGCAACAAGCTATTAATACTGCAGTAGAAACAAGAGAAATTCCAGATGGAGTATTAGGACTAGCTCCTGATGGGGACAGGACAGTTCTTTGGAGGTGGATGGGTCCTGTTTATGAGGACACAGCTCAAGATAAACTCAATCAATCCATCTTCACTAGAAACCTTCAAGAATTGGGGGTTGATAGTATAGAAGCACTGAAGTACTTATTTCCTTCAAAAACTGACGACGAAATTGCAGCGATGCTTTCTGGTTTTCCGTTTAGAATGGTAGGTGAAGTACAAAGGGCATATTCCGCATTTATTGACTTAATAAATCAGGAAATGCGAACCCCACATCCTCAGCAGCCTAACTTACCGATGGCAGCTGATCCACGTTTGGATTTAACTCCATTCTTATATTGAACACTAGAAAGTTTACAAAAAGAGGTAACTTATGCAGGACGCTACCGCTCAGCAGACCCAATCAGCACCCCAGACATCCCCGACCCAGCAGAGCAGCTACGTGGCTCCTCAAGCAGCCCAAGCTCCTTCCGTGGCGACTTCCCAGCAATGGGTAGCCCCAACACAGGCAACACAGGCTCCAGCTCCAGTAGCTCAAGCCCAGATGGGGGTACAAGGGATCCAATACAACCCTACGCAGTATCAGCCCCAGACACAGCAGGCAACTCCACAAGCGGAGAACCCTTACAAGGACGCATTCAACAGGGTAGTGGGACTCCTGAGTTCACCAGTTCAATTCCCGTTCCAGGGTCAACAGTCAGCAACGACTCCAGCAGCCGACCAAGCCAATTACGGATACCAACAAACAACCCCATACAGCAACGGGGGTCAGCAGACTTATATGCCTTCGAGCAACAACAGCCAGGCATACTCCAACAACTCTTCCCAAACTTCTCAGGAGATAACCAACGACCAGCTCCTAGCCAACGGGGTAAGCGAGCAAAGTCTTGAAGTAATTAATCATTTTGGTGCAGATGCTCCTGCAATTCTTAATAATTACGCTTGTCAGATTGAAGATTCTTTAATTCAGACAAATCAGCAATTACAAGAAGCAGTAGGCTTATTAAAAGAGATGTCAACAGAGCATAAAGCATATGAAAAGATTCTTACAGATCCAGATGTTTTAGCAGATTATACATGTGAGTTTTTTGGAGAGAATGGACCTTATCCAGTAGAAGATGAAGCACCAGCTGCTCCAACTTTTGCAGGTCAGCAACTACCTAACCCAGCTGCTGCACAAGGACAAGCTCAGGCTCAAGCTCCAGCTAGACCTCAAATGCCTGTTCCTCCACAGCCACAAGCTCCTACAAATTCACAGGACTTCTGGAAAGATTTCGGTGGAGCAGCCGATAGAGATCCACAAAATGCTTGGAGATACTTAAATGCTGCACAGCAGAATCCACAAGTATTCCGTGAGAAACTTCTCGTAATGGAATAATTAAAAAAGGGGTGATTTTTAAAATTTCACCCCATTTTATTTTCTAACTATGAAAAACAAAAAAGCCAGTACTACAGAAAAAGCAGATAAATTTTTACAGAGTATAGGAACTGCAGGAGGTGCTATAGGCTCTCCACAGTTAATAGGATTTGGTGGTATGGATACTATGTCTCAAGTTGCTGCTGGTAATAGAGATGAATATGCAAATATAAGAATGAAAGAAGGAGATACAAGAATTGTTGAAGGAGCAAAAATGCCTTCTGATTTAGATGCCTCATATTTAAAATTGAATTTACCAGGATCTCCTTTACCAGCTAATGGTTTACTAGTTCCTCAGAATCTAAGAGCTGCAGAAAGAAATCAAGATATGATTGGAGTGAATGAGCAAATGTTTTTAGCACAGTATTTACCAGCAGCTGGATTAAGTCAACTACCTGTAGGTCAGCCTCCTTTAGAATCAAAGAAAGGTAAGAAGTAAATGGAACACGCAAAAGCAAAAAAAGCTAAAAAAATGGCAGAAGATTTTATGGCAGCTGCAGCTATAGAAGAACAGATGGAAATGGAGAGTCAACCTGATTTACAACCTGCGGATGGATATGTAACTCCAATGCACAGAATAGGTGTTGTTCCTTCAGCACAATATTCATTAGGCAATATGACAAACGGATATACATCACGTCAGCAAGAAAATACCATAGTTTAAATAAAACTTATATAATCTCGTTTATTAAGGGTAAGTATAATTGTACTTAATGGAATTTATTTTCCAGTTTCAAATGAACACAATTAAGTGTTCGCTATCAGCAAACCTAGCTGACTTCTAAAAATGTTTATAGATAACGATTTTCCGAAGCTGCTGGGTGCGGAACTGTATAGACCACATCCTGCGTATATCGTTGAAATGGCTTCCGAGCCTGTGGTAGTACATGACTTCACCAAGCAGCCAGGGCAGACCGTTCAACTCGATAGATACAGATTCTTTGGAAATCCAGGTACAAAAACTTCTCGTGAGCGTACTCAGGATCAAACAATCGGAACTGCTAACAGCAGATCTATCGTAAAGGACAAGGTACTTGTATCTCTTAGGGAATATACAGGTCCTGCTGACCCTAATAATACAACTCTTCCTAGCACATTTAAGATTGCTAGAGAAACCCTAATGACAGCTCAGCGTCTATTGCTTGATACTGGAAACTTAAACATGTTCCATCAATCAATTGGTTCGTTGACCTTGTTAGACGATTACCGTAGATGGAGAGACAGAGTATTCATTGATGAACTATTCAAATCTGAATCTCGTGGTGCTGCATCTGATACACAGGGTGGTTATTACTATCCAAATGGTAAGACAAAGGCAAACTCTACAACATTGAATGCTTACTCTGCTACAGAATATGCTTCTGAGCGTTTCAAGTTCAATGTTAAAACTGACCTCCTTGAGGTAGTTAAGAGTCTAAGAAAGCGTCACGTACCAGTATTCGCAGACGGATATTATCGTTGTATAGCAGATCCTTCATTCATGAAAGATCTAAGAGCCGATCAAGGCTTCCGTGAGATAGCAAGATATCCAGGAATGGGTCAGGGTTCACCTTTAATGGGTGCTATGGCTCCTAACCAAGCAATCTATGCTGGTGGACAGTATGGACAAGCTCAGTTCGTAGCTGGTGAGCCAGTTATGCCTTCTGGATTCGTGTTTGAAGGAGTAAGATTCTTTGAATCTACAAACTTCCCATCTAAGACAATTTCGGTCGATATTGGAGATGGAAACGGTGCATCCTCAAGAACAACTCCAGCAGGATTGTTCTTTGGTCCACAGGCAATTGGTGTTGGTATCGGTGGTCCTAACGCTCAAGTTTTAATTAACAATAATGATGATTTCTCAAGATTCATTATCCTTATATGGCAGCTTTATGCTGGTTTTGCAAACTTGAATAAGGACTTCATTACCACTTCCTTCACAATTACAGAGTAATAGGAGGTATTAACTAATGGCAACTTATAAAAGTGACTCAGGAGCAATCCTAGAACCAGGTAATCAGATTGGACGTTTATCATCCTTCAACCATGAAGGTGTTAAAGGTTGGCCTGGAGTTGAAGCATTCGAACTTATTGGATTCCACAAGGTTTCTACTAAGTCAGGTTCAAAAGCAAACCACAAGAGCTTCAACATCACAATCCCTTCTCCCGATCGTCGTCCTGATGATCGTGTACGTAGTGACCGCAGCAGCTTAGTAGTAAATGCTAGTTCAGACAGACCAGCATATGTCTATGGAGCTTCTATAGCTATAGGTCAAGACATCCCTTCAGGTGGTCTACCATCTTTCCCTGCTTCTCCAGTGACAGCAGATATCGGTGGTACTAATACTGAAGTGATACTACTTGGTCCTGATAATGGTGGTGCTCCTTTAGGTGTTCCATCTACTCAGCAAAATGGTCTAGCAGCAGCTACAAGTACTTTGACATTCAGTGGCACAACCATTGCTCAAGGTACATCAAACGTATCTGTTGGAAAACTTCCATTTTGGACAGTAGTAACAGGTGGTGGTATTACTGCAGCAAACGCAGCTAATTCCATGATGTACAAGGTAACAGCAAACACAACATTTAAAATTTATAATGTTAACGCAGTTACTGATACTTCAGTTAATGGTGATGGTCTATTCATCTCTGATGATGATCACACTGCAGGTAGAGCAGCATACATCGTATGTCGTGTTAACTACTTACGTCCAGCTGCAGGAGTAAGCTTCAGTGATATCCAAGGATTCATTGACTTCGCTTCTCAGGTAGGCGGAACAGATTCTTAATTCATATTCTTAGAATTAGTAGAAAGAGCGAGTCTTTATGGCTCGCTTTTTCATTGTCAAGAAAAATTTATTGAGGTAAGCTATTTAAAGAAGGATTATTTGAAATTATGTTGTATCAACACAGAATTACTGGAGGGATAGTAGAGAAGATATCTCAACATGGAGAAGGAGTATCTATGGTCATTAATGCTCAAGATGAAACTGAGTACGTAAATGATGAAGACTTAATTCCATGTGTTGGAGCTACTGGTGAAAAAATTAAAACAGAGGAGAGATTAAAAGCTGAGCTTAATGCCTCTGGAGATAAAGAAGCAAAATTAAGTAATAAAGAAACTTTTCCTGTAGATACTAGAATAAATATTAATACTGCAGGTGCTAGACAAATAGCAGATGCCTTACCTGGAGTGGGTTTAAAGACTGCTAGAGATATTAAAGATTTACAAACTACACTCTCAGGGGAAAGATTTACAAAACTAGAACAGCTAAGAGGCATTAAACGTATAGATTGGGATGAGATATTTAAAGAAAACTTAGTGAGAGTAGACTAGTAACAGGTAAATTTTACTTGTTTGAATGAAGCTCGATACCTTTATACAATCAAAAGTACGTTGGCATTTAGGTTATAACATAACTTCAATACCAGCTGGTGACCAAGCCAGATTAGAAGAAGCATTAAATAATGTCCAAGATTCTTTTTGGGTTAGTAAAATCATTGAGCAAATAGGACGTTGTGATGAAGCAGAGAAAAGAACTGACATGACTGGAAGTATTAATAATGATACTGTTCCAAGAAATAGAATTGAAAGTATTGCTGGTGACGTTGATAGAACAGTTGCAACTTCAGATTTTCGTGAAACTTTAAAAACTTGGACAGAAATTTATATTTATGAAACGGATAGATTAGCAATGCATTTATACGTTCCTAATTATAGAAATCCAGCTCAGGCAAGATATAGATTTAATAGAGAAGGTGCAGAATTTATTCAAGCACTTCCTGGACCAGCTGATGTAGCTGTTGGAACAAGACTACTTTTGGAAGTAAGTCATAGATAGATATGGTTCTACCTACTACAAAACTTGGATATACTTTAGGTGTAAAAAGAGATAAAGATATTATTAGTCCAAGAGAGAGACAGAAAGCCAGTCCTTTCAAAGGTAGACGTACTAGAATGGCAGGAGAAAAGCGAATAGATTTATTTGCTGTTCGCCCAGATGAAGCACCTTTTTCTTATACGAAAGGTACTAATCTACCTAAACGATTTACTCAAACTTTAGACATTCCAATTGATAGGGAGGAGGAAGACTAAATGGCAGACAAAAAAGGTAAAATGCCACCACAATTATTAGAATATTTTAAAAATAAGAATAAAAAGAAAGAAGATGGCAAGGAAATGTCTGATAAAGAAAAGCGTAAAGAAGCTTTAGATAAAGCAAGAGAAGCTAAAAATAAAAAAGACGACAAGAAAGATAAGTAAAAAGCCTTCCTATATAATTAAAACAAGTCCTATGAATAAATAACGTGGCAAGTAGTAGTTCAAACAAACAACCGTTAATGGTTGATCGCCCAGCAACAACCTCAACACTATGTACAGTTGCGTCGGGACAATCATTTTTAACAAGTTTAGTTCCAACAGCTGTTGGTAATGCGACAAAAGTATTTGATGTTGACTCTGCATTAACTGATACTTCTATTAGTGGAGCCTATATAGATGAGATTTGGTTTACATATTCAAAAAGGGCTATACAAAAACTTGATGCAGTAACTGCTACTACTGCCACATATTCAGCTACTGGTACTGTCTGCACAGTTACAGTTTCAGGAGGACATAATCTTGAAATAGGACAAAAAGTATTTTTAGATTTTCTTACATATAACACAGGAACTGTTCCAACAGATGATACTTTTGCAGTTGCGGACACTTCTAATTTTACGTCTACAACTTTTGACGTAGCGATACCATCACAGTCAGCAGCAAACGGAAATGTTGCTGTTTCCTTACCAATAGACTTTTGTTTTTATCTTGTTAGCACAGGAACAATTACAAACATTAACCAGTTTTTCCCTCTATTTACTCAAAGTATTCCTCAAGTAGCAGAAAATCAGATTTTAAGTACAACATTAACTGAAAAGTTACCTTTAATAAATCATCCTGTAGTTCAATCAGGAGCTGCTAATTTTGGAGCATCTAATAACGAAATAGCACCAAAACAAAGAGGTTTAATGTTAAGAAGAGGTCAAGCATTATATGTAGCAGCAAGTGGTTCTACTGCTTTAACAAATGGATTCTACTGTAATGTACAGGGTGGTTTCTATTAAAAATTATGTCATTCGGATTTAAAAAATTCGAAGATAAATCAAATTTCGAATTAAAAAATAATTTTAAAAATTTTGAGAATATTCCAAAAAAACCTAGTGTCTATCCAAGAGGCTCTGATGGATATGCATTAGAGAGTGAAGTTAAATTTTATAATCAAGATTCTTTATGGACTAGATGGAGAAGAGGCTATGAATTATATACATTTACACAACAGATATTAGGGTCTACTGCTAAGGAAAGAGACAAGAGAGGAGACTATAGATTATTTTTTACATTTCAGCAATTTCCTGGAGTTTTTATTCCTGCAAGAATTTTTACTTTCCCATCTACTAATCAAGAATTAGGAGAACATATTTGTGGAATGAGAGATACAGATGGATTTAGCTTTTATGATTTTGGATTACCAATATTAGATGTTAGATATTTAGCACCTCAAGTAAATGCCACATATTCACAGAGTGGAACCACTTTAGTTGTTACAAAAAATAATCACGGTCTATTTCTAGGAGATGACGTTTACTTAGATATATCTACAGGCAGTGCGACAGATGAGACTCTAACAATTATAAGTAAAACACAGAATACTTTTACCCTTACTGCTTCTAATTCTGCTACAACTTCAGGAAATGTTGTTTATCATAATTCAACTGCTTTTAATGACACTCGTTGGAGATTTGTAAGAGTAAAACTAAGATCATTACCTACTGAAGTTGCTTTTTTAGCAGGAGAAAGAATGGCTGATCGAATAGTAGAAAGAGATTCTGGTATATCTTCTACATATTCAAGATCTGGAACTACAGTCACAGTTACTTGCAGTTCCGCTCACGGTTTATCTACAGACAATAGAGTTTTTGTTGATGTAAGTACAGGAGCTGTTATTTCAGGTAGATATACAATCGAAGTTACTAGTGCCACAGAATTTAAATTCACCACTATTCCGACTGGAACAACTTCAGGAAATTTAAAATTATTTAGATTAATAAGAGGATTTAGATATGATGATTACGTTGGATATACAGTAACAGGATCTGATGCTACAACAAATGAAATTATTTTTCAGAAAGCAGATAGTTATGGTGCAAAAACTGTAGATACGATAGCTAAAACAACTGTACCAGCTCATAGAGGTTTTGCAGTAGGGAGATTCTTAACTACAGAATTAAGATGGAATTGTTCTTGTCAAGATTTTTCTAGAAGAGATAGTTATAATTTATTTAGTCAAAATAATCATGAGAAGTTTCCAGTAACTGCGATTAGAGATACAAAGCCTGGAAATATAATTCAAAATGATGGATCTCTAGATGAGAGAAGAGATGAACCTGGTGTATTTAGAGACTTAGGTTATGTGACTATAAATAATTTTTATGAGTTACCTGAATATGAAGATGAAAAACAAGATTCTTTTCAAAATTTACAATATTATCAACTACGTTGGTGCAAGCATATTTACGCTGCAATGTGGTCAATACTCCATGACGAAGGTAATGAGCCACTTAAGTTAGCTGCAAAATATAATCAAAATGGTATTAATATTACTGTTGATTTTGAGAATCATAATTTAAATAAAAACGATAAAATTCAATTAAATTTTACAAGTGGAAATGCAATATCAGGTGAATATACAATTACTGATATTCCTAATCCAAATAGTTTTACTGTTGTTTATCCATTTACTCAAACCACTGGGGGTTATGTTACTGTAGAAAATTTAAAGAAACATGAATATGTTGGAGCTTGGTTATTAGAACCTAGTGATAAACCTTTAGGAAAAGGTTATGAAAATTGGGAAAAGAGATGGGCAAAAGAAAAAAGAAAAATGCAAGAAGCTGTTGAAGTATTTGCTTTATATAATCGTTCAACAAAATGGGAAGGTACTAAAAATATTATTGGTGATTTTAATTTACCTCAAGATGTAGCTAATTTTGATCCTTCTGTAATTGCTATGACTTTAACTGACAGTTTAAAAAGAGATGAAACAGGTGGTTTAAATAGAGAAGGTAAATCTTTAAATACAACAAACAGAATGATTGCAATGGTAAATAAATTATTTAATAAATCTCCTACAGTTTTAGATGATATAAAATTTGGAATTGTAAATAAACCATTATCAGAATTTACTAATGTTTTTGAAGCAGGATTATTACAAGCTGGAGATTATATAAATGGAGAATTATTAGATGCTGCAGTTAACACAAGTAATATGGATGCTGGAACATATAATCCAGAGACTGCTCAAGATACAGTAGTAGATGCAGGACTATATATAAATGTCTAATTATGGCAGTACAAATTCAATCACGTAGATCGAGCACAGCACATGACAGACCTTTCCCAATAAGATTAGGAGCTGGTGAATTAGCGGTTAATAATAATAGTGTAAGTCCAGGTTTATTCTTTGCAGATAATACTGCATCTCCAAATACAGGTTTAATTAAAGTAGGTCCTGTTCATGTTGGCTCTACTGCACCTAACAATTTACCTGCTGGTTTTACCTCGTCTAGTAAAGGAGAAACTTGGCTAGATACCGCCAGTACACATATATTAAAAGTTCATGATGGTTCTGCGTTTCAAATTGTAAAAGCAGTTGCATCTGTTTCTGCTGGATTACCAGCTAATCCTGTTAATGGACAGTTAGTTTGGGATACAAATAGTGGTGGAGCTTTAAAAATATATTTGTCTTCAATTAATAATTGGCAAGCTGTTTAATTATTTATTTAATAAATGATCTAAAATTCTATCTAATTTACTGTGAACTGCTTGCATTTCCCTTAAAAAATCTTCTTTTAATACATAATCATGTAAAACTTCATATTTTAATTTTTCTACGTTTTTTTCAATATTTTCAAATCTTCTATCTAATTTCTTATTAAAATTTCCCAAAGCTCTAGTTATACCAGCAAAGGCTCCGATACTTCCCGAAATAATAGCTGCAATAACTTGAGGTTCCATACCTTAATTATAATAGTAGGCACAGTTTAAAATAGATAATTATAAGAGAAAATTATGGCTACAGGATACGAACCAAATATACAAGGAGCTATTGCTGCACTAAGAGATTTGATGATAGCTAATAATGTAAATTTAGCTCGTGAACCATATGAGCCTAATTACAGAGGATTAGTAGATGCAGTAATTGATTTAAAAGAAGGCTTTCCAACATTTGCTCCTGCTCAAGTTACGTTTAATGCTGTTGCATTTGAAAATGTTACTGAAGGTGATGCTTTATATATGAGAACGTCAGATGGAAAAGTAGGTAAAGCTAGTGCTGCAGATGGAACAATAGAGAACGCATTTGTAATTGGATTTGCAAATATATCTGCACTTACTGGTGAATCATTACAAGTTGCAGTAGCTGGATTAAAAGATATATCAGGATTAGATGCAGGAGATTTATTCTTTTTATCTGCTACGACAGCAGGTGCAATAACTGCAACTCCTCCTTCTTCTGCAGGTCAGGCAGTTGTAAGAATAGGTGAGGCTGCGACTGCAACTAAATTATCTATTCAAATCGAACCTCCAGTTAAACTAAGTTAATGGCTTACGAACCTTATGCACCAAATGCTCAGGGATTTACTGAAGCATTAATTGATTTAAAATCAAATTTTCCAGGACAAATAGCAAATAAAATAAATGGTTTTGCAGCGAATGCTTTTGAGAATTTAAATCAGGGAGATGCTGTATTTTCAAGATCTAGTGATGGACAACTTGGAAAAGCAATAGCTAATGATACACAGGATAAAGCAAGAGTAGTAGGATTTGTAGAAACAACTGTATCTGCTGGTAATTTAGTTAGATGCATTGTTGAAGGAATAACTCCTGTATCAGGGTTAGATGCTGGTGATCATTATTTTTTATCTGCTAGTTCTGCTGGAGCCATAACAAAAACTCCCCCATCTAGTACAGGACATTTTGTTACAAGAGTTGGTGAAGCTGCTACAACAGCCTCGTTAGTAGTAAAAACTGAGCCACCTGTCGAAATTAGTTAACAATTTAGTGGGCGTAAAATAAGTATAAATAAGTTCTTTTGTTAAGAACTTGATCGAGATATTAAATGGCAACTAGGAAGGCGTTAGTACTTGTTTCTGGTCTTTTTCAGGAGTTAAATTCTTCTTCTGATAAATTAGATTTTGCTGGAAATAGTACTTCCGATTTAAGTGAGGGTACAAATGAATATTTTACACAAGCAAGAGCTAGAGGATCGGTAAGTGTTGCGGCTGGAAATGGTTTAACTTATAACTCTTCTACTGGAGTATTAGGAACTAGTGCAATACCTAATTCTCAATTAGCAAATGATGATATAACTATTGGAAGCACTGCAATCGCACTTGGATCATCAGCAGCTTCTTTAACTGGTATTTCTACTATTGAAGCCACTACACTTAGTGCTGGAATTGTTGGAGCATCTAATTCTATACAGATTGAAACTACTAAAATAATTTATGAAGGATCTGGTGTTGATGCTCATGAAACAAGTTTGCAAGTTACAAATCCGACTGCAGATAGAACAATTACATTTCCTGATGCCACAGGAACGGTTGCACTTACAAGCGATATTTCTTATCCAGTAACTTTAAATAATTCAGTAACTCTTACAAATAAAACTTTAGCTCTTGGATCGAATACAATATCAGGAACTATAGCTCAGTTCAACACTGCTGTTACAGATGCAACTCTTGCAACCACAACGGGTTCTGAAACTTTAACAAATAAAGGTTTAAACCTTGCAAATAATACTTTAACTGGAACATTTGCCCAATTTAATACTGCTGTATCAGATGCCACATTAGTTTCTACAACAGGAACAGAAACTTTAACAAATAAAAGTCTTACTGCTCCAACTCTTACAGGATCTTCAAGTTCTGCAGGAAGCATAATTTTTAAAGAAGATACTGATAATGGAACAAATTCTGCAACTCTTGTAGGACCTGCATCGACTGCTGACGTAACCATAACTCTTCCAGCTGAAACAGGAACTGTCCTAACTACTGCATCTTCAATTGCTAACAGTAATCTAGCTAATAGCTCACTAACTATAGGTAGCACTGGAATTGCTCTTGGAGGAAGTGCAACAACATTTACTGGATTAGCATCTATAACTTCTACAGCGGTAGTTACGAATGACAGTGGATTCAGAATTAGAAATAACTCAGATAATACAAAAATTGGTGCTTTTAGTTCTGCCTCTATTACAGCTGGTCAGACTAGGACATTAACATTCCCCGATGCTAGTGGAACTATTGCTACTCAAGCTTATGTAAATAGTCAAATTTCTGCTGAAGATTTAGATATTGAAGCTGATTCAGGGACAATTGCAATTGATTTAAATTCAGAGGTTTTAGATATAGAAGGAGGTACAAACATCACAACAGCTGCAACAGGTAACAAAGTTACAATTAATATGCCGACATCCTTCGCTACGGAGGATTTTGCTACGGCTATAGCAGTGGCTTTAGGATAGTATTATGGCAACCCAAGTTCAATTTAGAAGAGGAACAACAGCAGAACATTCAGGCTTTAAAGGTGCTGATGGTGAAGTTACAGTAGATACCTCGTTAAAAACTGTTGTAATTCATGATGCAATAACTAATGGAGGCTTCCCATTATTAAGACAAGATGGTTCGAATTCATTATTTACAAAAAGTGGGGATTTAAATAATTGTGCTTTAAAATTTAATGGTGATCCTAATACAGGCTTGATTAGTCCTGTTAGTGATGAATTGTCTTTAGTTACTGGAGGAGTTGCACGTCTTACAATAGATTCTAATGGGGCAGTAACAATTCCAGGTAATGTAACTGTAACGGGAACATTATCTGCAACTACTACCGATTTTTCTGATCAAATTGCATTAATTCTTGCTCTAGGATAATATGGCAAATACCTTCAAAAGCGACACTAAATTAAACGTAGTAACGGATGCCGTTACCAGTTCTAATGCAACTGTTGTTACCGCTGGTGGTAGTTCAACACTAGTTTTATTAAGTATCTTACTTTCAAATACCTCAGCATCTAGTGTTCAGGTTGATGTTTCTTTAATAAAGAATAGTGGAGATAATACTCATCTCATAAAAAACGCACCTGTACCTGCAGGTAGTTCTTTAGAAATAATAGCTGGATCAAAAATAATAATGCAAGCAAATGATGTTCTTAGAATAAGAGCTGCTACTGCAAGTAAAATAGATGCAACTGTAAGTTATCTAGATCAGACTTAAGGAGGTATAACACATGGCTCTTAATACAATAAGTTCAGATAGACTCTCTACAAACGTAAAGACCTCTAACTTAGGAACAGAACTTAAAAAGAAAGTAGGACAGAATAAAAATTTAATAATTAACGGAGCTATGCAAGTGGCTCAACGTGGTACATCATCAACCACAAATGGCTATGGTAGCGTTGACAGATTTAGAGTTTACTATACTGGAAATGATGAAGCACCTACTCATGCACAAGCAGATATAGCAAGTGGAACTACACCATACACTTTAGGTTTTAGAAAATCTTACAAAATAACTAATGGAAACCAAACAAGTGGTGCTGGTGCTGCTGATGTTTCTAATATCTTGACAACAATAGAAGCTCAAGATGTTGCAAATAGTGGTTGGAATTATACTTCAGCTTCCAGTTTTATAACTTTATCTTTCTGGGTAAAGTCAAGTGTTGCACAAAACTTTTATGGATATGTTTTAAGTGCAGACGGAACAGAACAAAGATACGCATACGAAACTGGTTCGTTATCTGCTGATACATGGACTAAAATTACTAAAACAATTCCTGGCAATTCTAATTTAGTTTTCAATAATGATAATGGTCATGGTTTAGAAATTAATATTTCACCATTCTGGGGGACTAATTCTACAGATAGTGGTGTTTCATTAAACGCATGGGCAGCTCACTCTTCATCAGCAAGAACACCTGATAGTACCTCAACATGGTTCACAACAAATGATGCAACATTTGAAATTACAGGAGTTCAATTAGAAGTAGGCAGCGTGGCAACAGATTTTGAACACAGAAGCTACGCTGATGAGTATAAACTTTGTTCTCGATATTTTCAATATACATATAATGATGAAGCTGTTGGTACAAGTTCAGCGAATGGTCGTTGGGATTATTCAAGTTTTTCAGATAATGGTGGAAATGCTTTTTTATACATACCATTAGCTACAAGAATGAGGTTTGTTCCTACTGTTACTTTTTATAGGCAAGATGGCACAGCTAACTCATTATATTACTCTAGGTCTGGTGCGAGTGGTAATGCAACTCCTGTAAGTCATAATGCAACTAGACAAGCAATAAATGCATATCTTCCTGTTGGTGCGAATTTTGTAGGTGCTAATATACAAGGACATTGGACTTGTGATGCAGAGCTTTAGATTATGAGTTACAAACACATGAAAAATTTAGAGGGTAAAACAGGTATGTATATCCTCAGAAAAACAGATGGTGCACACATTCCATGTATTGAAGGAAATAGGGATTACCAAGAGTACCTTGAATGGGTAGCAGAGGGAAACACAGCCGAAGCTGCTGAAGATACGCTAACTTGGGATGATATCAGAGCTACAAGAGATCAGATATTAAGAGATACAGATTGGACAATGACAACAGGTGCTTCTGTAGATCAGGCACAGTGGGCTGCTTATAGACAAGTTATAAGAGATATTCCTCAGACTTATAAAGATAAAACTCCTGATGATGTTATCTGGCCGACACAACCATCAACAGCTGGACCCAATACATAAGTCAGAAGATTACTCTCTGTAAAATAGAAGAAGCATATAAAAGATTTTAGTAATCATGCCATATATAGGTAATAATTTAAGGTCGAATAGTGATTATAAAGCGATTGATGATATTTCAAGTTCGTTCAATGGAAGTACTACAGATTTTGCACTGTTAGTCGGAGGATCTGCACCTGTACCATTTCCAAAATACGAGACACAATTATTAATTTCAGTCGGTGGTGTAATTCAAGAACCAGACTCTTTAGGAACAACAGGATTTCAATTATCAGGAACAAATATACATTTTAGTTCTCCTCCTGCTGCTGGTGAGTCTTTCTTTGGAGTTATCTTTGCAGGTGCTGATTATCTAAATGCAGGTGGAACATTTCCTGATGGAACCACTGCAGTTCCTTCTATAACATTTTCTGATGATGAAGATACAGGAATATTTAGAAGTGGATCAGGATTAGTTTCTATTTCAGCTAACGGAGTTAAGGTTGCCACCTTCCCAACAAGTGCAGGGAGTTCAGGCCAGGTGCTTTCTACAAATGGCAGTGGTGTGCTCTCATTTGTTGATCAGTCAGGGGGTGGAGCTGTCGGAGGAGGCTCTGACAAACTATTTATAGAGAATGGAACAACCATGACAACTAACTACACAATAGGTACTGAATTTGGAGCTACTTGCAATGCTCTAAGTGCAGGACCGATTACAATTAACGCAGGTATTACGCTGACTATACCTAGCGGTTCAGTCTATACGGTGGTTTAAATTATGCCTATTGCAATTAACGGATCAGGAACAGTAACAGGAATCTCAGTAGGGGGTTTGCCTGACGGAATAGTTGACACAGATATGATTGCTGCAAATGCAGTAACGGCTCCCAAAAGAGGTTCAGGAGCTATTCTTCAAGTTGTAAATACAACAGCAACAGCAGAAATTACTTTGACTATCGGTTCTGGAGCTATAGTAAGTTATAACAATGCTGCATTAAGAGTAGCTATTACAGCGTCAAATGCCTCAAATAAATTCCTAATATTAGGTAATATAGTCATTGGTTCTAATGGATTAGCTGTTAGTTGTACTTTACAAGATAACGGAACTAATATAGCAGCAGCGACTGGAGATGCAGCTGGTAATAGAAGAAGATCAACGGCTGGTGGTGATAGCGGTAATAGTGAAGGAGTTTTTACTCAACCTATTCAGGCTTTAATAACAGCAGGGGATACAAACGCTCATACTTTTCATTATGCTTTTTGGCATAATGGTGGTAGCTCAAATGATGTTTATTTAAACAGTTCTCAAAGTGGAGTCGATTCAAATAAGCGAGGAAGATATATTTCAAATATTACGGTAATGGAGATAGCAGCATGACTTTAGATCATAGAGCAATAAAAAAAGCATATCCAGACGCTAGTTATATACATGACGATCAAGGTGCTTTTAAGGCAGATGGTACACAGATAACACTTGTACAATCTGATATTGATACTGCAAGAACTACATTAGATGCTGAAGCTGCTGCAATAGCTTATAAATCTACAAGACAACCTCTTTATCCGTCTTTAGGAGATTTTGCAGATGCTATGTACTGGAATAGTAAAGGAGATTCGACTAAACTAGAAGCATACTACGCAGCCTGTGAAAAGGTAAAAACCGACAACCCCAAGCCTAGTTAACCATGACAGCAAAGATTAAACTAAACGCA